AATGTTCGAAACGGGTCAGTAGACGAATTTGTAAAGTTTACAAAAGGCTCAGTTGTAACATCTTGGTCATCAACAACATACAACGTTCCTGAACCAGACTCTTTATATATTAGCTCAACATTTTTTATTCCGTAACCCGTAGGTGTTGGTATTTGAAGTTGAACTTGATTAATTGCATTAACGAATGTTTCAATCTCGCCAAAATTAGATAATGAAGTACTTATAGAATCTGTTTCATTTAGTCTTGAAAAAACTATAGGACTAAATGGAGCTAATGTGCTATACTCATTATCATCAAATTGCCATCTATAAGAAAATCTAATTAGCTTATCTTCCATAAATGTAGAAGATATATTAGATTCTCTTGTTGCAGACACTAAAGTTGGCGACTCGTAAGGTGCAAACTTTGCAACTGATATTAAATTATCAATATCATTAGCTGCTGTATAATAAGATGTGTTGTTTCTAGCGGTTACTACATTTATTTTTCTAGGATAATTTCTATTATCCGTCCAAAATAATAGATCATCTACAATGTTTATTCCTGTTATTGGATAGCTTTGATGTAGATTAAGTTGGGCTGAAACAACTAACGCAGTAGTTTGCTTTGTTTTTTGATCATATTCAAATAAACCATGCTGCCCAGTATTTGTTTCATTATAAGAAGAATTACTTGTTACAAAAAAATATATTTTTTCTGTACCTGTATCGCTTATGTATCCAATACATTTACCATTAGCTAAATTGCTTTGAGAAACAGCTTCATTACCCAATAAGTTTTCAATAGAACCAACATCCGAACTTTCAGATTGCCCAACAGTAATATTAAAACCTTCCCGGTATTCTCCAGGAGGCACTAGTCTGTCGTCCAAATCGCGGTTCATTTTACCAACGTTGAACGTTCTTTTAATTTCTGGCATACAATTTTATTAGTGTTTAATCCACTTTGCTTTATTACGTAATATTTGAGCCATTTCAGTAGACTTCATATTAGATAATCTTATTTTTGCATTTCGCATTTTAGAAGAAGCTTCTTTTTTGTAAAGTCCAGCAGCGCCTGCAGCAGAACCTCTAAGCTTAGCTAAATTATAAAGCATTGAAGCGTATACAGCGTCTTCTGCTAATTTAGGAACGTATACATTATCAAAATTACCATTATCACCTAAACCGTCAGATATATATGTAAAAGTTATAAAAGTGCCTTCTTTAAAAGCAGCATCAAAATAAACTTTTCCAGCTTCTGTATCTAAAACAAAAGTGCCATTTATATTTTGGTATTCAGGGGTTGATCCGTATCTTCTTCCGTAATACAAATAATCATCAGTGTCAAAATAGCCGTTATAATAATCTTGAGTTTGTTGAACATCCATTAATCTTTCAGCTGATTGATATCTTTCAATAGTTTCAGATATTTCTTTAAAAACTATATTACCTTCTTGATCGTATATATATTTGTAATCTTGATCTTGTGCAACTGATTTATTTGCTGTAGTTGTTCTGCTTGGCAGTATCGGCTTCATTACACCGTTAGCATCAGTATATTCAATTCTAACGTAATTAACATAGTCAGATGGCAAAGAAATGCTTTTAGTTGGGCTTAGTTCTATTTCTATAGATTTTTCAGAATGTAAAACATCATAGCTAAATTCTTGAACAGATCTTTGTGCCCAAAAAGCAACTTCATATCTAGGAACCTTTGTTAAAACTTTACCATCGCCTACATAGGCAATCATAAAGTTATTAATTATATCATTTAAATTTGTTCTACTATAGTATCCCGGTATAGCTAATCCTGTTCCGCCATCTAAAGCAGAATAATTATTTACATCTAAAGGTTTTCTTGATATTGCCATTATTGTTCAGTTGCTGCTATTTGTTGTTCTTTACCTTGTCCAAATCCCGCTATATCAGCTTGTTTTATAACTACTCCTGCGTATGTTAAAATTTTAACAACTAAATCATATTCTTCTGAAGCATGTAGCTCAAAATTATAAGACTTTGCAGATGCACTATAACTATCCGTAGCGGGATCAAATACAGTTGGATCATAAATAGGCTTGTTAGGTACATTCGCTGCTATCTGCGCAGCTGTAGGCATAATATAGCCCCATTTAGGTCTGTTAGGCTTTTTTAAATAATCTATGCTAACACCTGTAGTTATTGTGCTAGGATAAACCTTAACCCCATCTTTAGCTAATGTATATACAGGTTGGCTATCAACAGGGTAGGTTAAAGGTGATTGGTTAATATATTTTATATCTGAATGATGTGCAAAATCTGCTACTTTATTATTAACAGATACAACGCCTAATCTATAAAAGTCACTAGGATAGTTAAAAACACCATTGCTTAATACTAAATTAGCATCACCGTAAAATTCATTTATTTTCTCAGAAGTGTTTAAAACAGGATCTGCAAAATCACTAGTAATATTTGCATTAAGCTCATATGAAGATTGCTTTCTAAAATAGCTTTCAAATATTTCATTTTGAGCTTGGTTTGCTAGCCTATTAAACTCTTCTGGCGTTATATATCCACGGTTGTCTTTATTAGTTATTACTAATACAGTATTGTAGACGTTATCTATATTTACCATTTATATTTATTGTGTTGGTTTAGACGGCATAGAGTTAATTTCTTACTCTACGCCAAGTGTTTATGAAAGCTTTTTTGTTATAGATTTCATTAAATCTACACCTTCATCAGTTTTAAAATATTGAGCTAACGCCGCATATGGGTGCTGTTCAAATGGTACCGTTAAAACTTTTTTGCCATTAGCAAATTTAAAAACAGTATTGTCATCAGTAAGTTGTAAAATTCCAACTTCAACAGCTCTGTTAGCTAAATTTCTTAATTTTATATCTTCGTCTTGAACAAGTTCTAAAAATAAAACAGGTTGCGATTTAGCAAATCTATACGCGTCCCTTTTTAATTCTTTAGAAGAAAGGCTAGCAACTGTTGAACCTAACTCAGTTCTCATAATAGCTTCTAAATGTTCAATATCAATTTCGTTAACTAAGTTTAAAGCTTCAAGTTCTAATTCTAAAACATCAATTTCGTCTTCAGCTTCTTGCACTTCGTCAATTTCTTCCCATAATTTATTTTTTTCTGGGTGATATAAAGAAAGTAATTTTTGTAAATTTTGTTCTTCTTTTGGAACATATAATACACCATCTAAAAACATTACATGAGATAATGTTACGGCCCCATCTTGTTCATCTACGAATAAAGATCTTTGATTTGTAGCGTACCGTATTTCTCTATTTATCCCGTTTGCTTCATCAAAATAAAGCAAGGGTTTTCTAGCTGTGTGTTTTGTTTGTATTGTCCAAGAAATAGGTGATCTATTACCGGTCAGTACATATGTTCTATTTTTTATCTCCCATCCTTTTTCAGCGTCAGGAGCTTTTGTTGTTTTTGTTGTCATAATTAAATAATATAAAATAAGAATACTGGGCTCCGAAGAGCCCGTATCCTATAGTTAAAAAACTTATTAAGCTTTAAATAATACGAAGTTATTTGCAGCTTGAGTAATAAGACATCTTTCAGTCAGATAGTGCATTCTCATTTCGTCAATATCTGAGCTAGTAGGTCCTCCAACAGATCCTGTAATCCAAGATTTCATTTTTCTGTTGTCAGTTTCTGAAGCTCTATATCTTACGTGTAAGAATGGACGCTTAATGTTTGTACCAAGTTGTTGGTCATAAACAGTAGACGTACCAGCAGGTACTAAAACACCTTCAACATCTCCAAAACCTCCACGAGTTGACCAGTCATTTAAGTATTTCCAGTCAGTTTTGTAAAAGTCATAAGATCCTCTGCGGTATCCAGTAAACCCTAAAGTAAGTGCCATATCTTCGCTATTGTTAAATACTCCATAAGAAGTACCACCAGCGTAGCCACCATTTTGTTGAGCAAGAATATCATCAATTTCTAATGATAAATCACGATTTAAGAAAAGCATGTTTTCTTCAATAGCTCCTTGCTTGTCTAGTTGCTTAAGAACAGCGTCAAAATCAGTAAGTGCTCCACCACCTGCAGCTTGCGCTCCAAATCCTGAATATACGTTACCTCTTTCTTCAATTGCATCAAAGAAACCTTGTGTACCACGTGCATTTTGTGCAGCAAGGCTACCACCGTAAGTTCCAAGAGCAATATTAGCTCCTCCAGCAGCTTTTTCAACACCTTCAACCATAGCCATTTCTACGTAGTCTTCCCAACGTAGTCTATTTTCGTGCTCTGATTTTAGGTACCATAGGTATCCATCTGCTCCATTTTCTGAAGTTACTTCAATCCATCCAATCTGAGCTGTATCAGATCCATTGATTGAATAGTGCTCTTTCATAATGATTGGAGCATTAGTAAATGTAGCATAGCTAGGATCTAGCTTTTCGGTAAAGTTTCCAGTACCTTTAGCAAATTCAGATCCATATACCATTGCAGTTACTCGCTCAGCAGCAGTTACGCCAGCGTGAGCTTTGTAAGCTTTAATTTGAAAGCTAGCGCCTGAAACCGCTGTTACTACACCTTTAATAACATCAGCAGTTCCACCAACAGCAGAAGTTGCAGATGACTGAACTTGTACCATAGCTGTTTGACCAACTTTGAAGTTACAGTTTGATGTAGTATTAGATGTTAAACCAACACTTGTTGGTTGAGCAGGAATAGTGAAGTTTAATACTCCACCTGCGTTAGCATTAGCTGCAATAACTGCAGCAGCGCCAGCGGCTGGTAAGTTAGCAGCAGTTCCTTGAGGAAGTACATTTGCATAACGAGTATGTAAACGTCCTTGCTCAGTCCAGATAATTTGATCTGAAGTTGAAGGCATCTCTGCAGATACCATTCTTAAAAATGATCCGATTGAACGATTTCCGTAGCGCTCTACTTCTTTTTCGTATACATCGGGTAAAAATTGTTGTGTCCATTGATCATGCGCCGCTGAGGTGAAGTCAATGTAGTTCCCAGCATAAAGTGTTTTAGACTGAGTTGGTTGTAATGCGGCAGGAATGCCACCAGTAAAAGCCATTTTGTTTGATTTTAAGTTGTGTTATTTATTCCATTTAATGCGCAACTTATCAGATGAATTTCCAGATACAACTCTAATTTTATCTCCGTATTCGGTTTTTATAGTTGAATTATCAGAGCGGGGGTCCATATTAATGTTTTTTGCTTGCTTCGCAGCTTCTTTTACAGCGTCGGCACGGCCTTGCTCATAAAAGTGATTTGCAATCTTATCTGCATTTTTAGCAGCAAACAACGCTCTATGGTATCCTGCAGCATCTGCTACAGAACCGTCGTCACCTAAAAATTCATTAATAAAATTAGAAATATCTGATTGATATTGTTTAACTTTTTCAGTGTTATCTACTTTAAACCTGTATTTGTTTTCTCCGACCTTAAAATCAAAACCTTTGAAATTATCATTAAAAACTTTATTTGTTTTTTCAATAAACTCTTTTTGAAGATTATTATACTCTTCTGATTGTTGCTTAGAATTATTATAATACTCCATAGCTTCAGCATATTCAGGAGCAACACTTTCTTGCTTTCTTAACTTAAGATCGGCATAGTATTTTTCCCTACTATTGTTGAAATAATTTTGGGCATTATATAATTCTTCTTTAAAAGCTAATTGCTTAGCTTTAACTTCTGACGGATCATCCGTCTCTTCATCATATGCAAAGTTTTTGTTGAATAAAAAATCAACATCATCTGCGTCTAAATGAGGTTTTGTATTTTTATAATATTCTCTTAATAAAGTTGTATTATCCATTTTAGAAATGTCACGATTAAGATTAACATAATCTTCTACCGTTCCGCCGGTTTCTTCCATGAATTGCACCAGCTTTTCAACATTTTCAGGTAAAACAACTTTTGTTTCTTCTTGTTTTACTTCCTGTTTTGTTTCTTGCTGGATTTCTTTATGTACTTCTTGTTTTTCTTCTTCTTGTGGTTCATCATTTACTAATTGTAATGGTGAATCATCAACTACTTCTTCTTTTTCGTTTTCTTCTTTTGTATCTTGCTCCCGTACTTGTTCGTCCACTTCCGGGCTATCTTCGGCTCCATCGCCCACAGATACGCTCTCTGTTTCTTGCTCTTGAATGGCATCTTCTTTAGGTGTTGGTGGTTTATCTAAATTTACTTTGTAAACGCCGTCGTCTTGAAGACCATATGATTCATCAACAGAACCTTCTTCAATAGCCTGTTCTAAAACAGCAGCTTCTTTTTCTTGTGGTGTTGCAGGGGGTGTATTGTCTTCTACAACATTAACTTTAACTTGTTCTTCCATAATTGTATATAATAAAATAATTTAAATAGTTTTATCTAGGTTCAAATCTTGATAAATCGAAACCTCCTAAAACATCATTGCCTTTAGACTCAAAGGACTTCTGTGGTTTGCCCGTATCAGGCGGTCCAGTTATTTTGGACGCGCTAATTTTTGTGTTAGCTATTTCTTTTTGTGTTTCTGTTTGTTTTTCAACTAATTCTTTTTGCGCTTGAAGCTCTAACTCCTTTAATCTAACATTTAAATCAAACTCATATTGCATAAGTTCTCTTTTTGTTCTTGCTTCAACTTCCATCTTTTTAATAGAAAGCTCATTTTCAGCTGTAGAAACTTGAATTTTAGATTCTGTTTTAATTTGTTCTGCTTGCGCTTTTGCTTGTTCAACAACAATTTGTGCTTGGCCTTGAGCTTCTGCTTGTGCCGCACTAGCTGCTTGAGCTTGAGCTTGGTCAACCTGTTGCTTTTTAATTCTTCTAAATTTTAAAAGCTGATTAGCTAATTTTGTATTATTAATTTCTCTTATATCAATAGCGTCTTCTAAAAATATACTTTTTTGGGCTAGTGCCGTTTGTATATTAGCCTCTAGCATTTGTTTTTCTTCTTGATCAGGTTCTAATTCTAAGAATATACCAAAATCATGCATATGCAAGTCTTTTAGCTCTTCTAAAGAACCGACCGTAAATCTGCCTAGCGCAGTTATAAAAGCTTCTTTTGACGGGTGAAATTCTAATACATCTTTAAATCTTAAAGAAATTGCTTCTGCTAAAGAAGTTGTAATAAACATGCTACTCGTTAGTATATGTCTTGTAGCTGTATTACTATTTGCAGCTGCCAGTTTTTGAACACCTACTAAAGCTTTTGGGTCTGGATCAGATCCATCTCTTGCTTCATTTAAACCAGTAACATCACGCATCATTTGTATGTACTGATTATATGCTCCTATTAAAACCTGTATTTG